CATTTGGTGTTCCTTGGGATGCTTGCGGTTGCTTCAACTACTGGGTAACTTGCTGATAAAAACTCTGCAAAACTGTTAGATTGATCGCTCAGTTTAACTAAATCGTATTTGCCGCAAAACTTTAAAAAATGTGCACCAATCATTGAGCGATTTAATGTCTTGGAATTTTCTGCAATAGTTTCTGCGATCCATACCTTAACATGTTCTGGTTGTGCAGACAAGTCTACCAGAGTTTGATTTCGATGGTAATCATTTAAAACCTTATGTTCAACGGAGTCATGATCGGTCCAACTTTGCAGCATGAGATTGTTCCACGCGAAGCCTTTATTATTTCGATCTTTGTATGCTTCTTCTAATTTAGTTTTACGTACACCAGGAAAGGCCGAGAACACATTGTCAGTGGGATCACCTCGCATGCATTTTTCGAACAATATCCAACTTGGGTCTGGAATTTGTTTAGGTTGTTTAGTTTTTTTATCAATAACAGGTTTGCCCTTCTTATCAAAAATACCTTGAATGGTGTGGAGCTCGTCTGAGATGCCGTTGTATTGATTTACATTATCGGCCAACAACTGATGAAAATCTGAGTCTGAACTCACGACGGTGTGATGATCCTCAGGGTGACTTTGGATCCATCCTGCCACCAAGTCATCTGCTTCCAAGTGTTCGTGCCTGAGAACAGTACAATTTGTCTTTTCGCTGAGATAGGTTTTGACAGCGTCAAAAGTTTCCCAAAACAGTCGATCTTCTTCCGCTTCTGCTTCAGTGAGCACAGCTCTTGCGACTGCACGATTTTTCTTATAGGGCTCATAATAGTCCTTGCGCCACGAACGGCCTTCGAGGCAGAATACAACATGATCTGCTTTTTGATCACGCCATGCTTTGTTTACGCTACCTAAGGTAACGTGAATAGCAAAACCCAGGCGATCCCATGTATCACTTTGGCGATGTGCTGCATGACGAGCACGAAAGAATGTATTGGCTGTGTCTACGATTAGATAATGCATGATATAATAATAGCATATTATAGGATTCTCGTCAATGGTTTAATCAAATTGGCCGCCCATGCCTTTTGAGCAGTTTCACCAAAGTATCCAAATTCATTGGTCAAGTGCTTGTGATCGCTCATCCATTTGATGTAGTCTGCGTGGGGATGTATGATGTATTTTACATTTCGAGATTTGAGCCACTCTGCCAACTCTTTTACTTTTTCGGAATCGAAATGATCTAGTGCAATAACAGCTACCACTTGTTCGTTGACTGGGTTGTTTGCTATAAAATTTTTTGTTGTCTCGATAATTTCGTCGTCGGAATCGTAATGCCTTGCTTCGATAATAGGCCTGGCCTTCAACACCTTACTAAGTGTCCTGCCAAAACTAACTTCTATATTTTTAGGATGTCCAGATTGGCCCATCCACCACAAGTCCACGTCTCCTTCTGCATACATTGTATTAATGACAGCATATGCACCTGCATAATGTTCGTTTCCGTTGATATATAAAATCATAATTTGTTTATGTATGGTAGTAAGAAGTCTGCCCAAGCACGATGCGCATCGGGCCCATAGTGATAGAATTTTGGATTAGCAGGCTGATATCCGTTGTTTTGTAACCAATGGTAGTATGTACTGTTTCGATCATAGGGATCAACATAATTATTGCCCCAATCATATCTAGTTTTATTGTGTGCCATAGTATAAAAGAAGTGACTGTAACAGTTAAAAAATAAATGTTTAATTTTTTTATCTAGCAGTACTTGATGTAAGCACCAAATGTTTTCGTGATTTCGTTCTTCAACACGATTTTGAAATTCCGGACTACAACTATCTATAACCCACTGTTTGTATTTATCCGCTAGCGCAGGATGTACAGTGTCGGTGCCGCTAGCGGTAATGTGATAAGATTGATCATAGTACCACCACGTTTCACGTTCCCAAGTACTCCAGCCGATAATTAATAGATCCGGGTGATTATTCTCTATGTACTTCATTGTACGTGAAATAATAGAGTCATTGCTACAAGCAGGAACTGCCTCACACACAAACTCCATGCTCAATGAGTCTGCTACATGTTGCCCATAACTGAATTCGGGTCCACCAGCATCGTGGCCAGCACTGTGACTGTCACCATTCACATACAGGATCATTAACTTACTTCTGTGCGACCGTTGCCCAAATCTTTCTTTTGAATACCAGTAAGGGGTCTGGGGTTGTTTGCTTCGTATTGCTCGTATGTTTCCATAACGACATTTCGGCAAACATCCTGGAACCATTGGTCCACGATTTGTGCATCATCTTTGCCTTTGTAGCCCGCACGTAACAGCTTGGTGATAAACTGTTCGTTCCAATCCAATTCAAAGGCACCCTGTCCAATATTTTCGGGATCTAGTTCCACTTTAATAATAGATACATAAGGCTCTCCTTTTTTAGTAGCGTCTGCTTTGGGGTCTTTAGTTTTGATTACAGTGGTCGTTTTTTTCGCAGCTGTTGTCTTTGCGGCTGCTGGTTTCCTTGTTGCCATGTTAATTTCCTTTTAATTTTCAAATTATAAAATGTGTTTCTATCATCATTTGCCCCAGCCGTTGCCCCAAAGATCAACGTGTAGTCGTGGGCTATAGTAGTAGCCTTTGGTTAGTGCCCAGTCTGCAACCTTTACACGATTGGCAGCATATGGGGTAACAACACCGCCTTGTGGCATAACATAAACGACTCCTGTAAAGCCGCCTGCACGAAACTCGTTAACAGCCTTTTCGACTTCTGCAAAGTGTTCTTCTGTTTCCACCACAAACTTCAAATAGACTGTGCCGACTTCTTGATAACTGTTAACAACATCTGGGCAAACAGCTTCTTCCCACTTTTCTCCCGATGCACTCAGTTTAGCACTAACACTGAATGTGATTTCTCTAGTAGGACCAAATTTTTCTTTAAGATATTGTTTAAAACTTGATTGTAACTCCTGAGTACCATTTGTTTCGAATGTGATATTTTTTATGTCTGCCATATGTTTGTGACTTAACAATTCTTCATACGCACGTTGCCAACCTAGTAAAGGCTCACCGCCCGTGATCACAAGATGTACATCATTGCCATTATCCTGTGTCCACTTGTGATTGGGTGTTAGTGCTAACATCTGTGCAACTAAGTCATTGGCTTCAATAGTGGGACTCAAGTGTTTGAATGCAGGATGCCATGACGCATACGAATCACATCCGGTTTCTACTAGAGGTAGTTCTTCAAACTTGTTATATAGATGCACTACTTCGGCCACATCATCTGCACCTGTACTCTTTTCTCCTGGCTTACAACCAAACCCTGCACAGGTAAAGTTACAACCAAAGGTTCGTAAAAACACACTAGGCACGCCAACAAAACGTCCTTCGCCCTGTGCAGAATAAAATAGTTCACTTACTTTGAGTTTCATATATGTTTGACCATTGTTTAAGTTTTTGTTTCTTTGCAGATTTGGCTTCTTCCAAGGAACGTATATCCAATATTCCTTGCTGGATTAAAATATCAACCATGGCCAACACATCGCCCACTTCCGATTCGAACATTTTTTTATGTGTCATGTGTGTTTTATAATGCACAGAATCTATACCAAATCTACGGATTTTACTTACTTCGACGATAACTTCGGCACATTCTTCTTGAAGAATGCCTAAAGTTTCTAAAATTTGTTCTTGAGTTTTTCCAGGTTCCATAATCACCAATGTCTAATAACACCAGCTACAATAAAGCAGTTGGTTACGATGTATGTTAACACAATTACTGTACGAATACAAGCAATACGATCAGCTTCTTTGTCTGTATTTCCGGATTTTTCTCCCAATGATTTGGCCCACATGCGCCAAATTTTATTTCTTTGTAAACACATAGATACCTTCCCACTTTTCTCTGCCGGCTTTTTTGTCATTTCCTACTCCGGGTCTGGTGTTTAACATCATTTTGATAATGCCCTGGTGACGGAAACCCAACTTCTCGGCAGTTTCGATCCATTTGTCTACTACAAAATATTCTTTGTTACCATAACTCTTGTAATCGGCGATATTGGTAGCAAATACACCATCTGTGGTTAACCCATTACGTATATTTTTCATTGTTGGGGCAGCATATAATTCAAACCAATCGTCTAGTGTGGTACAGCGAACCATGCATTGTGTTGGCTCGTCGCAGTATTTTTCTAAATTAAAATATGGTGGACTACTAAAAGCAAGATCGATGTCCTCGGGTTGAAAATTTTCACTGACATCACAATGAATAGTGGCTGTACGACCGTATGATTGATCTATTAGATTAGACAGATATTGTAGATTAGCAAATGTTTCTGTATTGGGGTCTATTCCGATATATTTGTAACCCAACTTGCTACTAGTGATGCCCAACATCCTGCCACCATACCCTGCGGAATAATCATAAATATTCCCCCACATCACGGGACATAGATGTTCTGCAACGGCTCTGGCATTTTGCGGCTTAAAGTTTTGTATGTTCTCACCAGTTACCAATTCAAGACTTCTGCGTAAAGCAGTTGGGTGTACCAATTTGTTACCTTCCCTAAATTCAAAACAAATTCGTATAGCACGTTCCAACTTAGCATCGTCTAAGAATCTATCACGCAAGCTATTTGATCCGCGGCCTTTTGGTTCGGCCGTCATCATGTTAGGAAACATAAAACGGTTGATTGTTTGTCCCCGATTGTTTCCTAAACTTATCATATTATTGGCCACAGGATTAACACCTTTACTTTGAAACAGTCTTAACTCGTTAATTAATCCTTGTTCGGTATAATAATCTATTGGCACCAGATTAATAGATCTATACAATTCTTTTACTTGATTAATAGTATCAGCGGGGTCTTTTTTATAAACCTCGACTGTAAATTTATCCAATTGATCGTATATGGGTTCGTACCCAGTGAAACAATCACCGTGTATGTTTGACGGCTGAATATTCCACTGTTGATATAATTTCTCAATCATTATGTTCCGCAATCCATTCGCCATGGGCAAGACGAAAGAATTAGCGTACTACAATCATCTTCGCCAAAACACGGCGGTCTAAATTGATCATCTCTTTTTAATCTAATAAGCGTATGTATTTGCATACGTTCATCACTCGTTTCTTGCCCGTTGTTGGAATAAAATGCTTCTTGGTTAAGCAAGTCTTGCATAGTTAAATCTTTGTCGACAGGCATAGGAAAACGATCAATTAACTGAAAAGGTCCTCGTTCCATTCTCTGTGTCCTTCACGGTATGCCATGTTGCTTTGTGTTTCGCGAACTTCCACACGGTAGCACCATAAACGAGCTGCTTCACCTGGCCCCCACATTTCTGGAATGTAAACACCATTAACATACTTGTACAG